CCAGAGGTGTCCATCGACGCGGCGCTCAGTCCGCCCTTGAACACAAAACCCTCAGCACCGTTGGCGATTGCCGACAGCGTCACAAAGATATCCTTGTGCGTCTGGCTGTTCGCGTCCGCGAGGACGATCTTCGGGAGTTTGTTGGTCGTGTTGTAGCCAACAATAGCGACAAGCTTGTCCGCAGCAATGGCAGAGCCAGTGCTGTTGATGACCCGGAGGCCGTTGTTCTTGTACTTGTCGTTGAGGAACCCACCCGCGAGGATGGCCCTCTTGCCGAAGTTAATCAGAGACGGTTTGTAACCCATGATGAAATCCTGTTCTGTAAAGCTGAAGCGGGGGCCAGAAGCCCCCGCCAGTCAGAGTGTAGCGTGTTAGTCGTGCGCGATGTCAGTCACGAACGGGTAGTTCAGCATAACCGTAGCGACGTTTGAGGAGTCGGCTGCCATGCTAAACGCTCCATGGATCGAGTCGCCAGCCACGTCAGCGTCGTCCGCCCGACCAGCAGTGCCATCGATGTAGAGCGCCTTGTCCGCGGCGACAGTGTCGGTCTTGGCTACGGTGTTCACACCATATACCTGCGCCCAACCGTACTCGGTCGTCGCGTCGAAGTCAGCCATCGAGACCCCCACCGGACCCACCTCATCGGCGGTCAGTCGGGTCGTCGCGAAGCTCTCGTCCCAGACGAGCCATTCGCCCGAAGCGTTTGAGGTGACGCCAGCCAGATAGATGTACTCATTTCCCGCTACGTCACGCTTCCGCGTGCCCAGCCGGAACTTCTTGCTGGAATCTACGTCAGTGTACCATGCCATAATTTGTCTCCTGCCAGATCGTGTCTGGCCTTAGCCTAAGCCTTGCAGTGTTGCTCTGCACGGTTAGAGGTTGAGCAGGGACTCACAGCCGCCCTGCTCAGTGGCTTTACTCAGACAGCGTTAGCTGCTATTACGACTGTTCCAGAACTCCGGCTCTCCAACGGTTCGTGATGACGAACTGCAGGGCCGAGTAGATCAGGAAGTACTGGGCATTCTGTCCCTGAACCGGGATGTTCTCGCCCTTGTCACGGAAGTACTGGTTCGACGCGCATAGCTGGTAGTTCTTCGGGTTGAGGAAATAGATCTTCGTTCCACCGCGATGGGAGAAGATATACTTCGCACCCTTGAACGCCAGCACCTTGAACCCACCATCCGCCTCGTTGCTGTCAACAAAGCGCTGCTGGGACTGCAGCTGCGACTCATAGAGCGAATGCGAAGCCGAGCCCGAGATCAGAATCGTCGGGGCGTTGGTTTCGCCAGAGCCCTTGGCGCAGTTGTCGAACAGTTCGGTCATGGCCGCTTCGATATCCGAACCGTCCACGAAGGTGTCGAACTGATTCTTCCACCACGTCTCAACCGAGCTATTGATCCCGCCTACGGTGCCGGTTCCGGCCACGTTGACAAGGTCAGCTAGACCGTTGATTTCGACGCCGCCAGCGGTAGAGGTCGTAAAGATACGCTGCTCCAGCTGGTCGTCGTGGGTCGTGATGCCGTTCTCCAGAAGCGCACGCACAAGCGCGACCTTCTGATTCTCAGCGGGGTTCTTCGCCTCATCGCCCTTGGTCCACGTCACAGGGACGTTCAGCTGGGCGATGTCGTACGACGCCGCAGTCAGGACTTCAGTCTTGATCAGCGACGCGGTATCCTGGTCACCGACCAGCACGGCGACATCCGGGTTCGCCCGGTAGTCAATCGGGACTTCGATTGCGGTTCCGAAGTCCATCCGGTTCATAAAGCCAGCTCGTTCTAGCGCCTTGAGGGCGGGATTCGCCGACCAGTTATTCTGGGGCTTCCGCATCTCGGCCAGAACCGCGGGGTATGAGACCGCCGCAATCTGTCCAATAGTTAGTGCCATAGTTCACTCCAAAAAGGGAGTGTTGCGGGGAAAATATCCCTGTACGCAAAAACTCCCAGGAAAAGGGGGTACTCAGTAGCCAGTAACGGGGTGCTACTTGCCGAAAGTACAACCTGACCTAGGAGGAAGGGGCACTGCCATATACGGCGGTAGGCTGGGGATGTGCCAACCTGCCTACTGCACGAGTCTAGTAGATCTTTTTGCCGACGTGGCCAAGAGGGATGGTGGGATCGCACCAGATCTGAAGGCCTGCGTCGTGGGCTTTCTTACAAAACGATACGTCTTCACCGATGGTGCCCTTTTCATGGGTGATGACGGCGAAATAGGGCGGCTTGAACCGGATGGCCTCTAGCCTTATGAGCATGAAGCCGGTCGGGAGGACCCGACACTCGAACAGTTCAGCTGGTAGGGGATCGGGAGGGACTAGCTGCCCATCCTCGAATACCCTGATAGGGTTGTTCCCCCGACGGGTGTTGTAATAACCACCGACGATGTCCTTGTCATGCGCCCGGAGGCGTTCGATACCGTTGGGCGGGAATTCGATATCAGAGTCTATGAACATCAGGTGGCTGGAACCATTCGACATGGCGACGGAGACCAGCTGATTACGATTGTAATCGATGTAGAGGCTCTGATTGAGAAAGAACTCAAGCTTGAGTGGGGACTGCGCTTGGAGACGCAGTAATGAGATTACGCACTCGGTCTTGATGTGGTCGTATGACGGGATACCAACCGTGATTTTCACAGATTACCCTTAAGGTATTGAATAGCCTTAAGGAGTAACGTAGGATTATCCCTCGCCATTCAGAGCATCCCGTTGCAATTAACGCAGAGCAACCCGCGAATCCTGCCGGTAACATGATCGTGGTCTATAGCCAAGGCTGTCGGGACCCGCTTCCTACCGGCAACAGCAGCATGACTAGCGCTCGTGATCCCACAGAGCTTACATCTGTAATTCTGTGACTCCAGCAGCGCCATATACTGCTCTTTTGTAATGCCGTATTTTCTCTTGA